ATAAGTCGTGGTCGAAGTGGAGGCGTTTGGCACGTTGAGGATGTCAGAAGTCATCGGATAGATGCGGCTGTAACGACGTGCGATTCCGTACTCGTTACGAAGCCAGATCAGGCTGCTCGAAACGATCTCAGGGACCGTATATCCACCAGCGCCGTTGTCACCTTCGGTCTGCGACTTGACGCCATGCTCGTTGCACCACTTGGCTGCGGAAGCATTTCCGAGGACCGTACCACGAACCCATTGGCCGAATGCGTATGCTTTGTAATCAGCCTCAGCCTTTGGTCCAGGGAATGGATTCCGGACAACACTGCCGGACTTCCATGGCTCAGACTTTGGCGCTTCGGATGCGACAGGAGCAGGCACGTTGCCGAACTCGCGGAGCATTTCGATGCGCTCAGAGAGAGACTTTGCGGATGCATGCAAGCGATTAGCTTCGGACATGTCGCCGCCGTTGATGAGGACTTCTTTTGCAGCTGCGATAGTAGACTGTCGCTGTGCTTCGAGTTGTTCAATATTCATTAGGATAACTCCAGGATCATGAGCTGGCGGAGGAGAGCGTTCTTCGCTTCGTCCACTTCACTCGGTTGGTCGACGATGGTTACATCTTCGCTCGACGCTTCATCCCGAAGCTCGGACCAGATGGTTTTGGCGAATCTTATCGACTCGCTACGTGAGAGACGAACTGCATCCCGCAGACGTCGCTCCACTTCTCGGATGGATGTCGGACGCTCGAGCATAGCCTTAAGGCTTTGTGCTTCCGCTGCCGGATCCTTTACTTTGCTATTCAGTTCCTTGGCACGAACTGCGAATGCATCGATGATGGCATCCACATGTCCACTGCCGAGTCCACTGTCATATGCAGCTGTAACACCTGCACAGAGACGCTCATAGAGCGCCTCGAGTCCTTCATGGACCATTTCCTTGTCAAGGTCGCCGTAGACATTCTCGACGAATGTCGCCACGTCTTCACCAGGCGCGACTGGAATCATCATCTCTTCTTCCATGCCATCATCCTCCATGTCGCCATACATGTCTTTTAGACTTTTGACCATGTTCATCGGTTCGGCAGGCGTTGGTGTGAGCGATGCCTCACCGATCGGCCAGCGTGTGATTTCGTAGCGCCCATCAGCCATCTTCTTGCGCTCGACCATGTGACCCGTGGCGCCGGACGAATATCCAAGCTTGCCAGACTTCGCCAGCTCCTGGATCATCTTCTGATACTGGTCGGCCATCTCCACCTGGCTCTCATACCAGAGACCCTTGTCGTCCATGGTGATGTAGCCGGTTCCGATGCGTGACTTCCCTACAGTCTTATCCTGGCCGTGATGGTAATACAGGTTCATCGGCACACGCTCGCCAGACTTCATCGGTCGACCGAAGTCAGTGCTCGCTGTGAAGTAGTCGCCCTCGAGGTCAGCGCCACCGAAGCGCACCAGGTAACCACGCACGCGACCGCTGTCATCTGCTTTGATTGCATCACCGAAGGATACCAAAGTCTGCATCATAACTCCTTGACCGGCACGACCACGGCCTGTGGTCCCCACTCATTATTCGGCACCACTTTGCCAAATGCACTGAGAGGTGTGCCTGTCTCCCACAAACGATACCGCGAAGGTCCAAGGACCTGCCGACGTTCCGCTTCACTTAGCATGCGAAACTGTTCCTCTTTGGTCGGAAGTTCTTCCGGTTCATCGAAGCTGCCTGGCGGCAATCCTGCGAGTTCCGCGTACGTCGGTGTGATCGGGACGATCGTACACCTACAGTTTGGATGCGAGGGAACGATATCTGCAACTGGATTCGGATCACCATGAAGTGACCAGCACACAGGACACACGTTCACATCACCCGCTGAGATGCGGCGCCAGCCACGCACGATGCTGAGATTCGCCTCAAAGGTCTGTCGCTGTGCCTCGCGATTGGCACGAATCATCTCTGTCCGTGCGATGGTAGCAGCTCGTGAAGGAGCGAGAGTTTCGTACGTCCTCGACATCCTTCGTGCGACCTGAAGCGGATTGAGACCCTGCGCGATGCCGATCGTGACGTGGTCCAGTGCAAATGGACCGATGGCCTCGAACAATGCGCCAAGCGGTGAGCCGTCAGCGGCGAAGCCGACGACGTTGGTAATCGCTTCGACAGGGAGCCGATTCCACATCAGATCAGCGGTCAGCGACACCGACGAAGGAACACCCGCGACTGCTCGCACGAGATCCTCCTGGATGTCAAGCGACAGCTGTATAGCGCGTCGTTGTCCGCCTGTTGCGATGTCGGTCGCCTGTGGCGCCCATCGTGCGACTTCATCAGCCATCTGGACATTGAGCGCCTCGAGGCGGAGCATGTACTCGGAGAGACCACTGATATCCTCACCTGCTGCCTGTGCTTCCTCGATGGCGGCTGTCACCGCTTCGAGGCGCTGGAGGTTGTCAGCCTGGAGAACACCGTACGTCCTGCTCATCTCAGCGAGAGCAGCGTTCTCACGGTATCGGAGCTTGTTCCTGTAGCTCTCGTTGACTTGATAGATATCAGGCATCGGTGTCAGTCAACTCGTAACCATAGTATGGATGGTATGACTTTCCGTTTTCCTTCGGTGCCATGCGCTTGAGAATCTCTTTGCGCGCAGCTGTGGACCAGCGATATCCAGCATCGCCACCCCATGCCGCCCATGCGACACGACCAGCGCTAGGATAACCATCCTCACCTGGTCGGAAACCTTCCGCTTGTTTGTCTACTTCGTGACGTCGAAAGAATGAGTACATCCGAAGGACAGTCGACTCACTGAGTTTCTCGCCATTGATGATCTGATTCGCTCGCGCCCATGCGACAGCTGTCCCGCCATCACGACCAGCATCACGCCACTCGATGGCGCGCTGTGCTTCCTCCTTCATTTCTTTGGAGGGAAAGAACTTCAGTCCTGGCTCAGATGCATCGTCGAATGCCTTCGTCTCTTCCTGGCGCACCGTGACAGGCAACAGGCCGAGGTGCTGGATGCTGTTCAGGCCAACAGCCTGGAGTGCCGCTTCTGGTTCAAAACCAGCACGAATCAAAGCACCGGCAGCGCCGACCAGCTTCGCCGTTTCGTCGGCAGTTCGAGCTGTCGAGACAGGCGTAGCATCAGGGACCATGAGCTCCTGTGCGCCGATCTGGACAGGGACCGCTGTCGGATGGTAATAACCTTCGTCATCATCCGAAGGCGTCACACCAGCGACACGCTTGGCTGTTGCGAGGTCCACGATGCCACTCTTGTAGAGTCGCTCAGCGCGCTCCGCGTCCTCATTAAGGTCAGCCTGAAGCGCTGGAACATTCGACACATCAAACTCCAAGTAGTCGCCAGGCTGCGTCTCTTCGTAGTCTGGAAGCAGTGCGATGGTCAGCGCTTCGCTCATCTGACGCATGAGCGGAATCATGCCATCAGTCCAAGCAGATCGCGTTGCCTGCTCGAGGTTGGAGTATGTTGCGCGCTCGAGGCCGCTGCCGAGTTGAAGGACCAGCGGATTGAGTCCGAGAGCTGCACAGACGCGCTCTTCCGGTTTGCGGCGAATCTCGTCGAACGCCATCTCAGATGGTTTGTGTGATACCTGCTCGACCTTGAATGGACCAGTCATCACCAGGACACTTCCAGCGTTATCGCCGGTGAAGTCCTGCTGTAGTTTCCGCTTCGTCTGACGTGCATCGTCTTCGCTGAGGTCTTCGACACCGCCCTTGTAGTCTGGTCCGACCATGATCGATGGCATGCCACCGTTGCGTACCATGCCGAATGCAGCTGATGCTGCGACGTTGTCTGTCGCGATCTCACGAAGGACGGACGTGACAGGAGAGCGCCCGAAGCGAGAGTCCTGCGGATCTCGACCATAGCGGATGTGAATGAGGTCCTCGAGTGCGATGTCGTACGAAGTGCCATCGACCGTGTATTGATACTTGATGAGCGGATTGACTTTGTTACCGACAGGTCTCATCATGTCAGCCGCCAGGTATTGCAGACCAACGACACGACCAGAGACGCGAACCTTCCTAAAGTAGGCGTTTCCGAGCAGCTGGTAGTCTGGAAGAATCCACGACCACACGAGCGATGGCGGCACGTTCGGTGTTGGCTGTGCGAGCAGCTGGAGAATCGGGTGATCTGCTACTGTCTCGACCTGTCCATCTGGCATCGGTCGACGCACGACAGGAACACCCTGGCTCCAGTTGCGGATGTACCAGTCCATGCCGATTGCGACGATGCTGTTCAGCATCAAGTCGCCAGCCTGGTTCCTCCAGTTGAAACTCGAGCCTGGAAGGTTACGTGTCAGCAGGGACCAAAAGTCGCCGTTCCCTGTGCCGGTGAAATAGGACGTTTGGCGCTGTATCAGCGGCGGCGGAAGCAGCGCGGACGGTGATGCGGTTGCTTTTCCGAGAAGTTTGTCAAAGAGTCCCATATGACTATTGTGTTCCTATCATGTGCTAGACTGCACCCCACCCACCGCCACGGCCCACGAGCTCGTCGTACGCGTCAGTCAAAGCGTCGACGATGTCGTCATTCTTGCCGAGCGGGAACGTCCGCATTTCGTCCAGGAGTTCGCGATTCCACGAAGCGGCAACCATGTACACGTTTCCGCCAGCGACCTGACTCGCGAACGGTTCAGCGCGCACATCCTTGGATCCGGTCACCGGCAGGACTGTCACAGCACTACCATGCAACAGCCGAAGCATGTGCATGGCTTGACTCTTGCCAGCCTGACCAGGGTCCTGCGGTAGTCGTATTCTGATGCCACGGCCATCGAGAGCAGCTGTCTGCTTTATAACTTTATCGCGCTGGTCGGTGTCATACTGGCCACGCACGACATCGAGGATCCAGATGCGGCCATCCGTGTCGCGTCCCATTTTGACACCGACCGTGAAGTCACCACTTCCCGCTGTAGCTGCAAGGTCCCAGGCGCGGGACATCTTCGCGCAGTTTGGCATGGCGCTCTCGATGGTGATCCGGTCGCTCTTAAAGAAACTTCCCTCGCGTGGTGTTGGATGCTGCTGGTAGAGAGCACTCCAGCCGTAGTCGCCACTGTTGGCCACCATGACCTCTTTGATGCGTCCGAGTTCCTTCACGTCGTATCGTTCAGGCCACAAAGCTTCGCCAGGCATTCGACCGATCTGGTCCTTCTCCTCCGCGATGGCTGGCAGGTTGAGGACCGTCCATCGGTGAGGCTCCGATGAAATTGCGCGAGCGGTGATATCGTCGTGGTGCCACCTGGTCGAGACAATGATGAGAGCGCCCTTCGGCTCGAGTCGCGTGTAAAGGTCGTCCGTGTACCAGTCCCACGCTTTGTCGCGGTATAGAGAGGACTCGGCATCCTCGCGAGATCGAATCGGGTCATCGATGATGATGCGCTTGAAGCCGACACCGGTTGGAGGACTGCCTACACCGCGCGCCATGAAGGTTCCGCCCTCCGGTAGTGACCACTCATCCTGTGCGGCGTTGTCTTTTGACAGTTTAGTCCTGGACGAAACGATCTGTCTGGACTTCCTCGAAAAGCGTCTCGCGATACGCTCATTGTAGCCAGTGACCAGCACGTTCGCTGACGGGTCCCGCTCGATGCAATAGGCGCCGTATCGCACGGTCACTGTCTCAGTCTTACCGTGGCGCGGTGGCATGTGGATCGCGAGTCTATCGATCTCACCACGCTCGACTGCGTCAAGGTGTGACGCGATGGCGATGAGATGTCGAGCAGTAAACGACCAACCATTCGGGAGAGTCTCTCGAAGATAGTCAAGGTAACAGAGAGCTGTCTGAGCGCTAGTCTTCGTTTGGGCCTTCGGCGGCTGCGGAGAGAAGTTGAACCGAGAAGTTTGCAATCTTTTCATAGAGAGCTGCAATCTGTGCTGCACTTTGTCCATTGATGTACCTCTCGCTTTGTGTCGTCCTAGCGATGACCTGAAGTGCCTTCAGATTGTCCTCGAGGACGGAGGCCAGCAGGTCATCAAGCGACGCCGCTGGTGCTTTGGGGTTAGCGACAGTTTCCGACACGTCGAAAACCATTGATGTGTTCAAGACCTTGGATGCCATACGGTCCCGAATCGTGATGATGGTGGTTCTCGGTAAACCGTAAAGGCGAGAGACAACGGTCGGTGTTTTACCAGCGATGAGAGCTGCTTCAACCTGTGCAATTGTTTCTTCGTCGTATAGTTGTGGGCGTGCCATGATTTTATTCTGTCTCTTCCTGGCGCACTCTGCGCCTGTAGTGCAGTTGTCCGTGGCACATATAGCACAGGACCTGCACATCTTCCATCAGCTCACCACCGAGTCGAAGATAGCTGATGTGATGAACATCGAGCTTGTAGCCGTCATCCTGTCGACGGCCACACTGCTCACATGTCCTACCTGACCGCTCAAGCGCCTTCGTCCTGATGTCCTGCCAGCGCTGACTCCGCATGTACTTGCGACGATAGTCGCGCCATGCCTCATCGACCTGGTCGCCGGACGCTCCGATGGCCTTGAGCAGCTCGTAGGTGTTGGACCATGGTTTCGCCATGATGGTCTTTATGATGTTGTCCGTGTCCATACAATCTCATCCTTGAACGGGTGATCGTCACCCCACATCCAGTCAGTCGCAAAAAGCGACTCAGGATCGAGTGTGAGACCTTGCAGAGTCTTCGATTCATCACCCGTATGCATCATGAATGCTTCGAATAGGTCGGAGTATCGGATGTAGACATCGTGATCAAAACATACGCGTGTGATCGGTTTGCCATGCATCAAGTGTTGTATTACGTGTTCAAACTTCATCTGTCACAACCATCCAATCTCTCGCCAGTACATCATTCCCTGATAACGTTGCGAAGCCCTTGCATCGCCAAACAAGAGCGCCATCGAGCTCATAGCGCATCAGTGCAGATTCGACTATCTGTATCTTGAACTTGGCACCATCACGCCACACAGGACGTCCTGCGCGTATGTCTACAAGGATTTGGTCAAAACTCTTGCGACCACCCCAGTTGTTTTGTTTCTTCCCGATGCATTCCTGGAACTCCACACGCAGTGAAGGTTCGCTCATCATCCATCGATTTATCATCATTATCGGATAACCAACGACCTCGGCTGCTTTGCTCCGTGTCTCACCGCTTGCAATAAGCTCCGCCCACTTTATGACGATTGCGGTTTTGTCATCAAGCGAAATGTAAGGCGCCATCTTCTTGACTACCCTGTCTGATTGTTCTTCACTAATCCATCGCTGGACTGTCGCACGTGGAATTTCCATAATCTGCGCGGTACGACTAATTGTGTTACCAGCAGCTCTAAGTTCCTTAATTTGCTCCAGTAGTTTTGTTCGCTCATCAAGTTTTTGTTGACGTTTGTCTTCAGTAATCCATCGCCAGATTGTTTCGCGACTTACGTGCATGATCTGAGCAACCGAATCAATAGTGTTACCAGAAGCTCTAAGTTCTTTGATTCGCACTAGGAGGAGTTTCCGCTCCTCGATTTTTGTATTCTTAGCCACTTTGATTCTCCCCTTCAAAGTAAAAGACCAGGCACACCGTTCGGATGATGTGCCTGGTTCGTCAGCGAGTCGTTGGCAACCGGGAGAGGTTACTCGCTGGCGTCTTCACCGAAGGGGTCTTCGATGTCATCTGTCTTGATGGTTGGCTGTGCGATCTTGGTCAGTTTCTTCTTGGCACTGACTGGAGAAACGGACACGATGGCGTTGGTTTGATAACCACGCGTGTTGAGCTTCGAGTCGACAGTGACCATCCACTCCTTAGCCAGAAGCGAGTCGATGTCAAGGTTATGAAACTCTGCTTGTGTCAAGCGGCGTCCGAGCATGCCATCGAGCAGGATGGTTAGTGCTGCCTTGTCGGAACCATAGCCCTGGCGCGTAAACTTTACGAAGCGAAACGCGTTGCTGTTGCTATCGCCATACTCAGTGGTCTCGAATGTGAACTTGAAGTTCGGAAGCATGACATTCGGATCATCGTAGGATGGTCGGTCGATGCTCTCGACATTAGCCAGGCGGCAAACATAAGATCCTGCAACGGCTGCTTCAAACTGTGCGGCGCCATCGCTGAACGTCGCGTTAGAAAAGAAACCCATAACTCTATTTCTCCTTCGGTCTAAAAGACCACTCTGTGACAGTGCTGGCTCAATCACCAATCCAATAGTTATTCCACCAGCACCATCAAAGTTGACATTACCAAACATCTAAACACTTGTCAAACATAAAGTTGACGCTGTTCCTGTGGGCCAGCGTAAGCGCCCGGCCCGCAGGAGCAGTTTCAACTTAAGACCCCTAAGCGAGCACAATTACATGCTCGCAGGGGGGGGTTTCCAAAGGGGGGTTTTTCTTCTGTTGTTCCCGTTTTCTCATACTTAAGGGGGAACAGCACGGGAACAACAGCGGGAACAACAGAAAAGGCCTAAAGGAGCCCTGTCGGACGGTACATTTTCGAGTTCTTCGGACCCTTGTCAAAAGTGACAATCCGACTTGATTCAAGGTCTGCAAGTGTAGCCGCCACGACTGATTTCCTACTGCCACACAGCTCAGCGAGACGTGTCTGCGTGATGCCTGGTGAGTCACTGATGAGCTCAATGAGTTTCGAGCGGATCTCTTGTGTGATGACCTCGCTCCTGGCGCCGGCGTCAAGTGTTCGCACCTGTGTCAAGCCATCCTCATCGCGAATCTCAAAGGTCACATCAATCGCGTCCTCATCGCTGATGAGACGGCCCTTAGTCACGAACATCCGATACAACCCGTTTGCTTGCTTCTCCACCGAATAGGCCATGTCAGCAGCTGCGACAATCTCCGCAGCGCCGCGCATACCTTCGTGTTTGACTGTGCTGTCAGTGCCGCCCTTGCGATTGTGGTGAGCGATCAGGACGGTGATTCCGTTGTCCAGGAGTTTCTTGAATGCGTCATACAACTTCCTCATCTGGCTGTTGTCGTTTTCATCCATGCCATGGATGCGGACCAGTGAGTCGATGAGCACCAGGCCAATACCCTGCGACTGGCAATGTTTCACGATTCGCTCCACATCAAGCGGTTGGTCGAACCTGATGCCTACGCGGTTGAGGTAGCCCATTCCCTCAGCCGAGCGCATTCCGAGCTTCCTGAGCCGTTCTAGCACCTTCTGGACGCCCATCTCTTCATCGAGGTAAAGGACGCGAGTCTGTGGAATCTCGAACTCATTGAGCCACTTGCCACCAAAGCAACAGGCGCGAATGAGATCGCACATGACCCACGTTTTGCCACTGCCTGGTGGCGATGAAAGATAATGAAGTCCGCCAGTCGAGAGTACATTCGGAATCAGCCAGGACTGTTTACCGAGTTTTTCCTCCTCGACCTCCATTCGGTTCCAGTCCCACACCTCCCAGGGAGCGAGAGTCTGGCCGCCAGGCAGGTCATCGGGCACGGTACCTGCTGCCCATTGTGACCAGAATCGACCGACTGTCTCGAGGATGACTTCGCGGTCCAGTGGCGGATCACAATATGTGTCACTCCACCAGACCGCTTGCAGCTGTGCGACGTCGATGGTGTAGCGCTTTGCGCGAAAGAATCCGAGGAGTGTGACCAATGCGTTATTACGGCCACCGAAGGCGCCACCCGATGCCGGGTGAGGTTGCCACAGTTTGTCCCAGTGGTGCTCACCATGAGCGATGATGCGGGCATGCGTCTGCATGTCTCCGGCCACCATGGCGCGGAGATCGTCTAATGAAAGTTCGTCCATTTTAGTCCTAGTCCAAGAATGACTGCGTGTCCAGCGCAGTGGTTACGAGTTTACGGCACTCCTCGGCATGTGCAATCATGCCCATACCTCGCATCTGCTCGATGCCGATCACCGTGTGATTGAAACAGTACAGCAGATAATCGCCGTGCTTATACTTTCCGAGATTCCAATTGCCCCGCTCTCGCTTTGGAAGGTCCCCCGCTTTGGCGGCGATCAAAAGCCTAGACCACTCATCGCCCCATGGATGAGTGGATGTCGTCTCCTCGACGATTCTGGAGGCTTCTGGCGGGTACTTTGCGAGTTCCACCAATCGAGGGAGTTCCCTGTTCTTCCAGTTTAGAGTTCCAGGAACTCGTAGGATTCTTGACGGGTTCTTGCACTTGACGTCAGCGGCACTCGAGAGTGTGAGCATCCATCTCTCGAGCAGCTGTATAAACTCTCGCTGTTCTGTTGGCTTAGTCCCAATACCAGCCATTTTGAGTCGACGGTAGCAGTGGAGACCCTTCCCCGAGCGTACCGCGACTGTAACATTAGCAAGCGTTGCAGTCTCATCCAGACCAGCAAGATCATCAATATCGCACCACACCACAGCAGCAGAATGAACATCGGTGTCCCTTCCTCCTTTACGCCAGCGTGGCAACACGCCAACGTATACATCATTTCCTTCGTCGCTCCATTGAACGCATGCTTCGCCGATGCCGGTCCACTCTTCGACCGTTCGCGGAAGCTCGTAGAAGCGCATCTGATTTCGTCCTTGATTCAGACATCGAATCTCGACGAAGCCGTCAGAGTACGGCTCAAACAGCCATGACAAAAATGTCACAGCCTGTGAAACTCTATTCATTTTTACCCCTTACAATCACTGCATGTCCAAGCAGGTCCCGACACATTACCGCACACGAACTGTTCAGCCCATCGAAATCATCGAGATGTATGGTCTCGACTTCAAACGAGGGAATGCTCTCAAATACCTCCTCCGCGCAGGTTCTAAACCTAACGAAGAGAAGAACGACGATCTGCTGAAGGCTGTCTGGTATCTCATCTGTGAGATGCACAGCATCGAGCTCGCCGACGAAATCAATCAACAGCTGTTAGTTGATTCCACTCGCGATGCCTAAGTACTTGCATGTCGCTTCGACTGCTTCGTCCCAGGAATACGCCACAAACCATAGGTAAGCATCACCAACAGACTCGCGAAATGCGATTTGTCCAGGCGTCAGTTTGTTTTTGCCTGCCTTCATTTCGATCCACATTCCGCAGTGCTGTCCCATCTGCACAGGGATAAAGATGTCCCAGACGCCGGCCTTTAGTCCTTCAGACTTCATGCGACCACCTGTGGCCTTGCTTCGATAGCCGCCATTCGGCACAGCGAAGATTGTGCCCAGGCGCAAATCACTTCCCGCCATGACTCGGCACCAGTTGAAATAAGCGATCTGCTGTTCTGACTCGTTCATAGTTCCATCCTCTCAAAAATCTCCGCTAGCACGTCTGCACCAGCGGCCACCCGAAGTTTGTCGATTGCGCGCACCTGGATTTGTCTGATGCGCTCGCGACTGTAGCCGATCAGGATTCCGACGTCCTCGAGTGAGCGCCCATCAGATAATCCGTCGAATCCGTAGCGTAGGCGCAGACATGCAATCTCGCGGTCCGTTAGGACCTCCATGACCGTACGCAGCTGCGCGTAGAGGATCTCTTTGTCCAGGTGATCACCGACTGGAGGTTCATTCGACGCCATAAAGTCGTAGCGACTTTGACCATAGGCGTTCGGTTCATCGATACTCGACACCAGCTTGACGTCGTGCTGGAGAATCTCTGTCAGCGACTTGACATCAAGTGATTCGATTTGCTTGTGAAGGTATCGCGGGTAAGTGTGCACGACCTCACGGACATACGCGAGAAGTTCCGCCGGTGTTGGAGTCTCACCGTGCTTTGCGATGTACTCCTGGCGCGAGACTCTGATGTGAGACAGTTTGGCGATCGCGTGTGACGGTAGACGGATGTCACGACCACGACTCTCGACACCGCGTCCGATCGCCTGTCTGACCCAGTTGGTCGCGTAGGTGCTGAAGCGGTGACCGAGTGACGGGTCATAGCGCTGGACCGCGTGGTGTAGTCCTAGCATGCCATCGGTGATCATGTCTTCGTGCTCGCATCCACGACCACGAAACTTTTTGGCGATGGCGCTGACCATGCGGACGTTGTGATCGATGAACTCAGCGGTCGCTTTGTCTTTATCTTTGTCAGTGCCGGCCTGGACCATTCGCCCTAAGAAGAACTCCTCCTGTGGCGTCAGGAGTCCAGTGGTGCTCGTGCGTCTGCTACCTCGATACTGTGACCAGGTTGTGATGGCGTCAGTCACGAGACTGCATCGCCTGGTGTGCACGGTGATCTGGTGAGTTCGGCGTGTTCCAGTCGGACGCCATCATGCATGATGTCCACACAGCAACGACAATCATTAGGAAACTGCCGACCATCTGGATGCGGCGCTGCGTCCGGAGGCGTCGCTCACGCTTGAGCTCACGCTGTGAGCAGATTCCACAGATGCGATGTCCACGGCCATAAGGCACGACGTTTTGTCTGTTGCATACGATGCACGAAAGTTTGATGTCCATTGTTTTGTCCTAGTCCTGTTCTGTCTATTGCGGGAGAGTCTGTCCTGTACGCTTGCACAGGATCCACAGCTGCACTTCGTATTCACTGCGACCTATTGCATCAGCTT